CAAACTGTGGAGTTAAAATTCCCATAATTTATTTTCAATTTTTAATTAAACGTTCTTTTTTTTATTTTCAATTTTGAAGAATCAAGACCACTAACTGCTTTTACTTTTAAACCACCTATAAATACTTCTCCAGATGCTGTTTTACGAGGTTCTGTACTAATATTTTTAGATTTTGCTAATTGTTCTTTTATTGCATCAGTTTTACCTTGCTCATAAAAGTGATTAACTATAGTATCAACATTTTGTGCTGCATATAAAGCTTTGTGATAACCAGCTGTGTCTTCAATTTCTCCACTTTTGCCTAGAAACTTTCCGACAAAATTAGATAAGTCACTTTGGTTATTTGCAACAGATGAAGGATCTTTTATTCCATACCTAAACTTTTTATCTCCTAATTTAAAATCAAAACCTTTGAATTCTGGGTTAAGCATTTGTTTAGTATTAGATACAAATCTTTCATGTCTAGCTTTTTGCTGTTCTCTATCTTCGTTATAGCGATTAAAAAAGTCTATTGCTTTTTGTTGTTCTTGTGTTACGCCAGGCCTCAACTTGATTTCTGCGTAATAATCTTTCTTAAGACCATCTAAAAAACTTTTAGCTTTTGCTATTTCTTCCTTGTAAGCGAGTTTTTTCTTTTTAATATCTCGCTCATCATCGACCTCTTCATCATACTTAAAAGTATCTTCAATTATAAAATTAACTTCTTCAGTATTTAAATGAGGTTTTGCTTGCTTGTAATATTCATGTAATAATACTTCATTATTTACTTTACTATAATCAGCATTAAGTCTGGCATAATCTTCAATTGATCCACCAGTTTCTTCCATGAATTTTACTAATTTTTCTATGTTTTCAGGTAGCTTTTGTGCTTCTGCTTCCTGTAATACTTCTTTTTGTTTCGATGTGGTAGTGGTAGTTTCATCGCTTCCTGCCACTCCTGCCTTGTTAGAATTATCTTCTTCATCTGTAATTTCTTGTAAAGGTGAATCAGTTTCTATTTTTTCTTCCGACTCTTTATTTTTAACATCGTCGCTGGACTCTTGTATTTGTTCGTCCATCTTAGGGCTATCTCCGGTTTGTTCGCCCACATCCACTTTCTCTGTTTCTCCGATTGAAATGGCATCTTTTTCTTCTTTTTTACTTAAATCTACTTTTGCTATTGTAGGTTCTTGTTTTTCTTGTGACAAAACTTTAACTTTTTTAACTTTAAAACTACCTTCTGTTTTAACTTCTTCTACAGGTTTTGCCTCTATTTTTGTTTCTTCTTTTACTTCTTCAACTTTTTTCGTTTCTTTTTTTGACATAATAAAATAATATAAAATTAATAATAAATTATCTTGGGGTAAATTGTTCTAACCCAAAACCATCAAGACTATCGTTATCTGATTCAAAATTTTTAGGTAATAAATCATTTTGTCTTTGACTAATAAGTTCACTTTGTTGTGTTCCTTGTATTTTTACTCTGTTATCTTTACGATCTTCAATAGCAGCTTCTTTTGTTTGTTGAGCTTGAGCTTGAACTTGTGCTAGTTGAATATCATAATTAAACTCTTCCGCCATTAACTGTTTTTTAATTAATGCTTCTTGCTCCATTTTGTTTATTTCAAACTGTGCTTTAGCTTGTTCTATTTGTATTTCAGTTTCAGCTAATGCTTGTTGTTTTTGTACTTCAGCAAGAGCTGCTTTTTCAGCTGACTCTGCATTTGCTTGAGCTTGAACTTGAATATTTTCTAATTGTTGAGCTCTATCTCTTTCTTGCTTTTTCTTTTGTCTTAATTTTAAACTTTGATTAGCAAGCTTACTATTTTTAATTTGCCTTAAATCTATAGCATCTTCTAAACCTATATTTCCAGCTTGCAAAGCTATTTGTATGTTTTGTTCTAATGCAGCTTTATCTTCTTCTTCTGGTTCAAGTTCTAAATAAATACCAAAATGATGTATACTTAACTTTTGTATTTCTTCTAA